GCTGCGCCGAAAGATGACCGGCTACTCGACGCCGCAGGAGCAGGAAGCCGCGCTGCAGCGTGCCGAGGACCAGGCATTGCAGCAGGAGGTGGAGCCGTGATGCCCGCCGTTGAGACCGCGCGCGCCCGCGCGTTTTCGGCCCCGGTGCAGGCTTGCATGGGCGGCTGGTGCGCGAAGCGCGATCACTGCCCGCACTTCCACGCCACGGATCGGCGGCAGCCGGCCGAACGCTTGTGCGTGCCCGGTGCCGATGGCGTCGGCATCGAACACCCCGTCGTGATTCATCGCCCCGTCGGGGCCTGGGAGGAGAGCCATGCATCCGCGCAATGAGCGGGAGGCGTACCGCGCCATCGTCGAGTCGTGCCCGCCGTGCTCGGGCGACTGCAGGCAGGGGCGAGACTGCCCAGCAGAGAACGATGGTCCGCGCGATTCACGGCCGCTGCTACTGGTGCTGCTTGGCCTGGCCGTGTTCTGGACGCTGGTTGGCATCGGTGTGGTGAGGTGCATGTCGTGATCGTGCTGGGCATCGACATCGGCGTCACCGGCGCCCTGGCGGCAGTGGACTCGCGCGGCACCTGCAGCCTGGTCGACCTGCCCACGCGAGAGATCCCGGGCAAGCGCATGGTGCGCAGGCGCATCGACGCGCGCTGGCTGATGGAGCTGGTCCGCCAGTGCGTCCCGCCTGGCGAGGTGGCGCTGGCGCTCATCGAGGACGTGCACACGATGCCCGGCCGTGCCAACTCACCGCAGTCGCAGGGCTCGCTGATGCACTCGCGCGGCGTGGTCGAGACGGTGCTCGAGCTGGCGCGCCTCGACGTGCGTGCGGTGCAGCCTGCGACGTGGAAGCGCTGGTACGGGCTGATCGGCAGCGAGAAGGCCGACGGCATCGAGAAGGCCCGGGCGCTGTACCCGCTGGCCGAGTCGCACCTGAAGCGGAAGAAGGACCACAACCGCGCCGACGCTCTGCTGCTGGCGCACTTCGGGCAGAGGACCATGACCTGATGACGGCACCGCGTATCGACTGGCACAGGCTGCTGGGCGACATCGCCTACATGCTGGGCGAGCCCGACCCTGGCAATCCCGACGTGCGCGTCCCGTGCTCGCAGGAGCGCCTGGCGTCCGCGCTCGGCGTTGCGCGCGGCACGCTGCGCGGCTGGATGGACGGCAGCGAGCCCAAGCACGGCGACGGCGAGCGCCTGCTCGACCGCTGGGTTCGTCTCACCGGGAAGGCCCGGATCTTCGCGCCTGTCGATCGCCGCCCGCTGTCGGCACACGCGAGGTAGGTCCCGGGCTGGAAACCGCCCGCAGGCCTCGCTGACCATTCCCCCGCACCGGACACCGCCGGTTCATCCCCACCACCCACCCGCAAAGGAGCGAAAGCCATGGGTCGATCCGCCTCGCAGCCCGTCCAGACGCCGGGAGCACCCGCACCGGACACCGCCGGTTCCGCCGACGACAGCACCACCGCGACGCAGGAGCAGGCCGCGTTGACCACCTCGACCGAAGCTGCTGCCGATCCCGACGCGCGGATCGCCGAGCTCGAGGCCCAGCTGGCGGCCCAGGCCGAGGAGAACGAGCGGCTGCGCGCCGCCGCCGCGGCCGACCCGAAGCTGCCGCAGGTGGTGTACGAGCCCGAGACGCCGCACGGCAAGGAGAAGCTGGCCGCCAGCGCCACCGCCGGCATGACGGTGGCCCAGGTGCAGCAGGCCATCGACGACAAGCGCCTGCCCGAGCCGATCACGAGCTACCTCTGCGCCGACGGCTACTACGCGCGCCGGGGCTGAGCATGTGCGATCCGGTTTCGCTGACGATTGCCGCCGTGGGCGTTGGCACGGCCGCGTACAGCGCCGACCAACAGCGCAAGGGCATTCACGCGCAGCAGGACGCTGCCAACGCGGCAATCGCGGCTGACGCTCGCGAGAAGGCAGAGGCCGAGACGATGGCGCAGGTGGCTGCCAACGCCAAGCTGGCCGACTCGAAGCGCCGGCGCCGCAGCAGCGCGCTCGAGCTGGGCGATCCGACCGCCAGCGCCGACACGCTGGGCGGTGCCGCGGGTGTGACGGCCCTGGCCTCCGGTGGCCCGACGCCGGCGGCGCGCATGGCCTCGTACTACCCCGGCACCTCGGCGGCCTACGCCGCGGGCACCGCACTGGGCGCCGGCTCGGCGAGCTCGCGCAGCACCGGCCGCGTGGGTATCCCGAAGACCCCTGACCGAGCCATGGCCGTCTGATGACCGCGCCAGTCGACGCCCTCTGCAAGCGCCTCACGCGCCTGAAGCAGCTGCGCCAGCCGCACGAGTCGGTGTGGCGCGACTGCTTCGATCACTCGTTCCCGATCCGCGCGTCAGGCCTCGACGGTGGGGCTCCGCTCGACGCGCAGCAGGCCATGGACCGCAAGTCCCGGCTGCTGCATTCGGCCGCTACCGATGCCGGCCGCACGCTGGCCGCGGCGATCGTCTCGGGGGCCACGCCGTCGAGCTCGATCTGGGCGCTGCTCGACGTGACGGGCGCCGACGGCGAGGGCCGTCGCTGGCTCGACGAAAAGGGAAAGCAACTCCACGAGGAGATCCACGCCTCGACTTTCGATGCCGCCGCGTTCGAGTGTGCGCTCGACCTGGTGGGCGCCGGCTGGTTCGCGCTCTACATCGACGTGGACCGCGATGCCGGCGGCTTCACCTTCACGCAGTGGCCGCTGTCCAGCTGCTTCTGCTCGACCACCAAGGCCGGCGGCTTGGTCGACACCGTGTTCCGCGAGTACACCCTGACCGCCGAGCAGGCCGTCAAGGAGTTCGGCGTCGAGAAGGTCTCGGCCGACACGGCGAAGAAGGCCGAGGTCGACCCCGACGCGCCGGTGACGATCTGCCACGCGATCTACCCGCGCAGCACCTACGCCGTGGGCGCGCGCCTGGCCAAGAACCTGCCGATCGCCTCCTGCCATTTCGAGGTCGACTCGAAGCAGCTGCTGCGCGAGAGCGGCTACCACGAGATGCCTGTGATCGTGCCGCGCTGGGCCGTGATTCCCGACAGCGTGTACGCGATCGGCCCCATGTTCGACGCGCTGCCCGACGCCCGCGAGCTCAACGAGTTCCTGCGCATGGACCGCATGAACGCCGAGCTGGCCATCGCGGGGATGTGGATCGCCGAGGACGACGGCGTGCTCAACCCGCGCACCGTCAAGGTCGGGCCGCGCAAGGTTATCGTCGCCAACTCGGTCGACTCCATGAAGCAGCTCAGCGCGGGCGGCAACTGGCAGCTGGCCGACGCGCGCGTGGCGCAGTACCACGCGGCCATCCGCAAGATCCTGATGGCCGACCAGCTGCAGCCGCAGGACGGGCCGGCCATGACCGCGACCGAGGTGCACGTGCGCGTGGGCCTGATCCGCCAGCTGCTGGGCCCGATCTATGGCCGGCTGCAGGCCGAGTACCTGGCGCCGCTGGTCGAGCGCTGCTTCGGGCTGATGTACCGCGCCGGCGTGTTCGGCATGGCGCCCGAGTCCCTGGGCGGTCAGAACCTCAAGGTCAAGTACAACAACCCGCTGGCCCGCGCCCAGAAGCAGGAGGACGTGGCCGCCGTCGAGCGCATGACGGGCAACCTCACCGCGCTGGCGAACCTCGGCCAGGCCGTGCCCGCCGCGGCCGCCGCGCTCGACAAGGTGGATTTCGACGCCACCGTCGACGTGATCGTCGAGGGACTGGGCGTGCCGCTCAAGGTCATCCGCGACGAGGACCAGCTGGCCGCGTTCCGCGAGCAGCGCGCGCAGCAGCAGGCGCAGGCGCAGCAGGCAGCGCAGGCCCAGCAGATGCAGACCATGGCTGCCGAGACTGCGATGCAGCGCTCGGTCAAGGCCGCCTGATTCCATGATGGAGAACTGAAATGGCCGACGCGAACAGCGTTTCCCCTGGGCTTGCCACGCTGGGGGCTGGCGGCTGGACTGTCACCGAGCCGAGCGCGGGCGGGCGGTTTGGCTCTGTCGGCGTGCTGACGCCGCAGCAGACTCTGGCTACTCAAGCCCTGGTGTCAAGGGCTGGGAAACTTGGCTACACGGGCGAGGGCTATTACAGCGCGCCAATCGACCGCATGTTCAGCACTGCTGCCTGGACAAGCGCGAGCACTGGCGTGCCGGCGCTCGCGGTTTCGACCGACCCCGAAGTCGGGCAAGTGCTGACCATCACCACGGACGGCACGGTGAACAACCACGACATCGTGCGTACCTGCTCGATGCGCCTGGACCAAGGCAACGCCATCGCCATCGGCGTTCAGCCCGCTGCGGGTATCTCGCTGTTCAACATCGCCGTTTCGCTCGGGGACGCGACGTTTACCAAGACGGCCGTCTTGGTGGACGAGGCTGTGCCCGGCACGGGCGGCGGTGGCCGTCCCGACTTCTTCGCCGGCAACTGGACCCAACTGATTGCCACGGGTGTGCGAGTCCTCGGTTATGCGGGCGGCGCAACGGCGGCCGATTTGCGCGATGTGCGGGCAATCCGCATCCGCACCAAAACTGGCACCGCTGCCGCATCGACGCTCAAGCTGACCAATCTGCGGCAGGTGGCTGACCGATCTGGCCTGCGCGTCATCTGGCAGTTTGACGATGCCCGCATCAACACCTACAGCACGGCG